CTTAAGAACATGAATGGTATTGATGTTGACGCTGAGTTAACCAATGCTATGTCTTATGAGATTCAAGCTGAAATCGACCGTGAGATGATCATTCGTATGATTCAGGCCGCTCTTAAGGGTGGTGAGCAAACTGGTTACACATCCTTCAACATCGCTTCTGCTGATGGTCGCTGGATGGCTGAGCGTAATCGTGCCTTCTATCAGAAGTTGATCGTTGAGTCTAACAGAATTGCTGTACGTAACCGTCGTGGTTCTGCTAACTTTGTTGTTGCTACACCTCGTGTTTGTGCTATTCTTGAGATGCTCCCTGAGTTCTCTTGGATGACAGTTGACGGTAACGTCAATACACAGCCAGTTGGTGTTGCTAAGGTTGGTAACGTTGGTGGTCGTTTTAACGTCTATCGCGATACACGTACCGAAGCTCAGTACAACTTAGGTAAACAAGGTGTTGATACTGTTGAGTACGCATTGCTTGGTTATAAGGGCCCTGAGTATTATGATACTGGTATCATTTACTGTCCTTACATTCCTGTAATGGTTCAGCGCTCGATTGATCCTAACAACTTCTATCCGAAGGTTGGTATGTTGACACGCTACGGTGTTGTCGATCACCTCTTTGGTGCTACAAACTACTACCATGTAGTGTTTGTGAAGGGCTTAGGTGCATCATTCGATCCGACTGGTGACGCCGCTGTATACTTCTAATCTGAAGTATATATACAAATTAAGAGCGCCCGAAAGGGCGCTCTTTTTTTTGTATATGATGAATAAGGATTATTGTCTCAATGTCTTGATCCACGGAACCTTATGGTCCCAAAAGAACTCATCAATCAAATATTCATGAGTAGTTCTAATAGGGTTAATATCCCAACCACCTCGTCGTACATATAAACACGCTACCATAAGGGACCGTGGCTCAAAAGTATTATTCAATCTTGTGAAAATAGTCTCGCAAATCTCTTCGTGAAAATGACATTCATCTCTAAAAGAAATAATATACTTTAACAATTCTTTATCAGATGGATGCTTGGTACCTTTAAGAGAAATAAACACATCACCCCAGTCAGGCTGAGAAGTAACACGACAGTTACTCTTAAGTAAGGATGACATTACTTTGTAAGGCTTATTAGTAGAGTTTAAATGCTTCGTCTCTAACAAGCTAGCAGTTTCGCTATATACATCTACATAATAACTTTCAGCATCAATCTCATCAGTATTTTCTAGTCTTTTATAATTCTTATCTGTAAAAGGATTATCATTACTAAATGTATCACTTGTAGGAAAGACAGTAACTCTCACATCGGTCTGAAGATACTTACTCAAGTCTTTTGATGCTGTATCTTCTAGATTCTTAATTACCTTATCAAATGTATCTCCCATCTTAGTCATATTGAATGTATTCCAATACAACTTCATAGATTTAGATTCAACGATATACTTACTATCAGAAGGATATACTACTTTAGCAACTCCACAAACAGGAACACCATTATTAGTTAATGCTGATACCTCGTAACCATTCCACACATCACAACCAATAAACGGTAAGCTCTTTTCTTTAATACCTAAGTGCTTACGATTACTCGATCGTGGTTCTCTCACTAACAGACTTGCATCATACTCAGATTTATACTGACTAGATTGTCCTAAGTGCTTACTAATATTTTTATTATCTAGTTTTGACATCTTCAATAATCTCTATCATCTTATTATATCTACTCTCTACACTTCCTTCCAGTACATAAATATTAGGATACTTACCTAATATCAATTCTTCATATAGTTTGATAATTTGACTTCTAAAACTCTCACTCATAGATCTTTCTCCATCATTGATAAGAGGAACATCATACGGATTAGTATAGAAGATACAATCATACTTTTCTATATATCTACCTAATGCATAACTAAACATTTTATCTACAAACTCATTTACTTTACCTTGTATTCTAAAATATCTAGTATAAACAAAACCATCTACTATACAACGATCTAAGATATTGTTCATATCTTTACCGCTATAAGTAAATAAATTTTGAATATGATCAGCAAAAATAGCTAACTGCGTATCATTATAGTTTGAACCATCGTCGTTAATCTCAAAACCACCACGACGGATACGCCTAGTAACCTCATCAACTGAGCCCCATGCATTTGACTCTAAGAATTCGCGCAACAGAGTAGTTTTGCCGCTACTCTGCGCGCCTGTAAAAGAAACTAACATTATTTACCCCAGACACCATTATCGACTATCTGAGCAATTTTGCAATATAAACTTGAATCTTTCCATGCATCTTGAATAGGTTCATTAGCAGCTTCAGCAGTACGTTTCTTAATGACGAGATTAATGAGTCTCTGTACTTTATCATTAACACGGAATACTAGTCCAGCTTTAGCAACTAAACGGCCATCCGGTTTAGATAAGTCCTGACCTACAGAAATATTAGTAGGGCCGTAATCGTACTGCTTATTAATAAATAGCTTGTATTCTTCTTCGAGAAGATCTCTCAACATTGCACATGTTTCAGGATAATCATTCTCTACTTCCGCCTTGATTTCAGTGTAATCTTTCATTTAAAAAATTTATCCAAAGTTTTGTAGATTCAACATGAAGAGCCTTTTCTAGCTCTTCATATGTATTAAAGTTATTATCTATAATTGCATTTGCAACAATAGGCCCATCATCGAGCTCGGGCGTTACCTTATGAATAACGCACCCAGCTCGATTATGTTTTGCTTCCCAAGCTTTTTTCTGAGGGTTAAAGCCTTTTAATTCTGGATAGATATCAATAGCGCCAGGATGGCCATTATAGATGTTTGATGATCTAGTAAAGTCAGGAGGTAATATTCTCAGATAACCATGCAAAGTAACAAATACATCTTCTTTCCAATCATCATTAAGAATAGAATAGTTAAGAGCATCTGCTGCCTTAAGATAATCCATCTCTTTCGGCCATTTAGGTAATCTTACAAACGGAAGATCACCTGTTGATCTTTTATAGATTAATTCAATATTCGTCCCTGCGTCTTCTTGTCTATTAGACACAACAAGATCAGGCCATCTTTTTATCTGTTTAGAGATGTTTACAATTTCAGAACCAGTCTGACTATAAAATGCTACCCACTTCATTACCAATATCTTCTTTTAATAATTCTTTTGAATTGACTTGTGTTATATAGAATACGCTCTACAGCATCTTCATCAGGCTGGGCACCAATCAGGTCAGCTAACAGCTGTGATGGTTTATGATCTAGTCCAAAGTCGGCATTATAGGTATACCCCAACAACCCAGCAACAACAGGGTTAGACGTATCTAAGCTTCTAATATTATAGATATTATTATCTACATACCACTTAAATTCAGTTGCGAGAGACGCGCCTAATAAATGATGAGGCTTACTCCAATCCCACTCACCTTCGTCAATCAATCTCTTAACTAGATTTTGACGCCCAGTAGCTTGTCTTTTTAATTTAGCATTATTATCACATACATGACTAATACCGGTTACATGATACATGCTGAAATCAAAACTGATAGCAACATAATCAGCGTTATTTCTCATAAAGCGATAACACTCTACTACTTCTGACCAAGTTTCGCCTTGAACTGCACCGATTCTCGCTCCTGGTAAATCTCCATAATTAGCGCGGAAGGCAGAAAACTGACCCATTGTTGCAGGCCCATTTTCAAGAACATCAGGTACGATGTAATAATTAGGTTTAATCTTCTCACACCAAACAGCATATTTATCTGCATCAAATGCTTCTTTTAGTTCAAAGATAGAATTATCTAAGAGAATTTCACCATTAGGTACTTTAGCTCTATATTTTTCTAGAAACCATTCTTTATATTCTTCTTGTTCTTCCATTAGATGGACTAAACAATATTGATAATCATTGTATTCTACCGATTCTGGTAGGAGAGCTATAGGAGATTCGTGCGATACCTTAATCGTCATACTTTTATTATAGTGGTTTCACTATAAAGATCAAGTAATAAATAATTATATGGCTTTCAGCTTTAATACTCTTGTTAAAGATCAGAAACAATCTGCAATAGATGTTGTGGATGCGATTACTCCTGGACAAGTAAAGCAACTTGGAGCTGCATACAAAGAGGGTCTTAACGCTTCTCCGAAGCAAGTCATTAATGAGACGTTAGGAGAGTTTACTGGAATAGATTTTAGTCAGACTGCAGGTATAGACGGTCTAGGAGCCAAAGCAAAAGATTTTATTCAAGCTAAAGGAGCAGATTTAGCAATGCAACTAGAGCAACAAATACT